CGGTCCTTTGTGTTTCTTTGCTGATTCCTTAGCGTCATCAAGCAACCATGTGAACGGTATGCTCTGGTATAGCGTCTTGCCGCACTTCCACTCTACGAGGCCTTTGCTCCATTTATACATTGGTGGGGTACTCCATAACGACACAAACCCGCAGTCCGTTCGAGTTAGCGATAGACAAAGGCACAACCAGGGCGGTCGTGGTATGTCTCTCGAACGGACTTTGGGATTGTGTGTTCATAGTAGTGAGTTCCTTTGTCTATCGCTACGGGTAATGTACCCTATGGCTTCTGGTTTGTCAAATCAAAAAGGAATTATTTTATCAGTGACCCGTGAACTCTGGCAGGCTGTCGTATTCCTCTTGGGTCATGTCCATGCGTGTGATGGTGAGAATGATTTCATCCCCCTGCTCCATTCCGTCAATCTCCCCATCGATGGCGTTGTGCATGTCCTTGCGCTGTTGCGCGTAGTGGCCACCGCCAAGCAGGTTCACTGTGTATGTTTCAATCTTTCCCATCGTCTCGCTCCCTGTTAAGTGTCAACTATCCGGTAATTCCGGTGAGTTCAAACCTCTGCCAGTGTGTCGCCGTCGCTACCGCCACCGATAAGCCGTTGGGTGTTGATCGCGTACCGAAGTTCTCGCCTTGCGTCTGCGGTGTCGTGCTTGGCCACCTCTATCAACTTCCGGTTCAACTGACCTATCATCCAATTATTTAGCTTCACGGTCACCACCTTGTTAGGGCTGTTTCCGCGATATTCTTTGAAGACTATTTCATGCAGGTTCGGCTTTGCGTCTACCCTGCCCGGTTCAATCCGCCGCCTGTCGTCTTTCTTTCCGTCTTGTGACATTGTCTGTTCCTTTCAACTATCCGGTAACTCCGGTGAGTTCAGTTTGGTGTACCCGTGCGGCCCCGGCCTTGACCGTGACTATCTCGCACCTGATACCAAGTTGTCCCATGACCTGTTTCAGTGTGCGCCGTGCAGCCCATTTTGCCGTGTAGTTCTGACTGCTGGCAGCGTCCACCTTGGAGTTGAAGCAGGACCAGCACCAGTGATCGCCCCAGTCTTCGAGGTGTGCGCGTGTGACCTTGCGGTGGTATGGCATCAGATATCCTCCCCCTTGATGTGGTAGCCGCAATCCTTGAACGTCTCGTATATGGCCATGGCAGACCACATATGCCCGCCATGCCCCTTCACCTTGTAAAGCGGGCCCGGCGTAGCCTTCTTGCCTATCGCGTCTCCCTTGCCCCCGTAGAGGTCGAGCAGCGCGGTTCTAACCGCCGGGTTACCGCATCGATTTGTGTGGCACAGGTGTAGTTTGATTTTGGGTCGTAACATCAAGCCCCACTCACCGCCCCACGCCTTGCCAAAGATGCCGATCCAGTAGCAGGTATGGTACACGTCTCGGCCTACGTTGTTGCCGAAGTTGACCATGCCCTCTATAACAAGGGACGGGTTATGTTTCGGCAACGTTATGTCGGACTCAAGGCGATCTCTTACTACCGCGTTTGGCAAGAGTGCGGCGGAAACAATCACACCGTCCACAACTTGTAGGCACGCGCTCTGTCTCGGCCCTGGATCGATTGCGATTATGGTACTCATACCGCACCCCCGTTCCGCTTGTCGTCCCACTGAATCAGGGCAGCACAGATTGCGGCCGGCAGCTTGTCGTGGTCCCTGCACTCGACTTCGATGAACCCCACCATCAGACCAATCGGTTCGATGGTCACCATGTCGCTGTTGATGTTCCACAGGTCGTGCCGGGCCAGGGTCCGCAACGCTCGGCCGGCCGCATCATGGCTGTGCTCGTAGTCGGGGGACGGAACAGGTTTTTCATTCCCCTCGTGTTTTTCTGTGTGGCCACAGGTTATACAGCTAAATATAGTCCAGTGCCGATGAAACTTACTGGGCAATTCCGACTCTTCCCGGTCAAGCGTGTATTGGGATGGCCATTTGGCTATCCCCGCGTAAGCGAAGTCATGGTAATGCTGCCCCAGCATTTCATGTATCTGTTGGTTAACACTTTTCATTATGTGCCCCCGTTTCTGTCAGCAGTTCGGTGATGCACCCGGCGCAGAGCTTGCCCCGTGATGCGTTCTTGCCGCACACGCACAGATGATACGTGTGGATACCGGGCATACGTTCGTAGCGCAGATCGGATGCGAGTTGTTTACGGCGTTCGGGTGTCATTGGTTTCATCCTTCACATACTTGAACTCGATGCGGGTGACAAAGTCGCTGTCGGCACACCGCATTTCGCGGCAGAACATGTTGACGAACTCAGACGTGGTCATAGACGGGAACCCCTCTCGCTCGCACTCGCCCGAATAGAAGTGGATACAAGTCAGAACTTCCCGGCGTACAGCAACCACCTCGATCACCTTCAGCTTCTGAATCTTGCCACCCTTCCCGAGTCCTTGGCACTTGACGCAAGCCTGGATGCGGTCGCCCACCTTCAGGAACTTCCACCCGAGCCGCCGCGTCACTGTCTTGGTCTCGTCTCGTATCTGCTGAGTTGTCAGCATGAAGCTCATATTGCGCATGATCTACCCCTTCCCCTTTTCCAAATGACTGATCTTCATTTCCACATCTTCAAGGTCGGTCAGTATGATCCGCATCTTTTCGATCATGTCCAGCGCTGACCCCCGGCTTAGTTCCTGCCACCCACCCGTGCCCTTGTGCTTGATGTGGACAACGTGAGTGAAACAGTGCGACCGCATTGGCGGTGCGCCCCTCACATCGTTTCCAGGTTCCACCGGCATTCCCACGGGTGGGTCTGCCGTTTGCACTGCAACGTAGACGTGAAGGGCATTCAGGTAATCGTAATCGTAATCATCGGCGTTCATGATCCTGCCTCCTTTTTTAGTCTGTCTATGATCCCTGTCAGGCGTGCGCGGTCTGCACATATCAGCCTGTCCTCCCACGACTTGGCCCGGACGAGTGCACAAAACAAAGCGGCCAGCAGAACAAACGTGCAGGATATGCAAATCCAAACACCCAAAAAGAACAGCTTCAGTTTGTTCATGATCCTGCCTCCTTTTTGATTGCCAGGTACGCGGCGAGTTCTATTTCGTCTGGGGTCTTGAACCTGGTAGGGTTTGGAATATTGCGCTCGCCAACTCGCTTCCATTCCCCATCCACCAGGTGGTCTATCTCGCTGTAGTGACCAAGACACCTAATAGCCCAGCCTTCCCCCGAGAATGGATTGACTCGTTCAACCCCCGCTGCATCCAGCGCGTCGTGGATGTGGAGCAGGATCAGGGCCAGGGCAATGACAGGTGGAACATGTTTCATTCTTGCGTCAGGGTTGTTTTCCCAGAGACACCAAAACCAGCCACCACCCGTAGCATAGAGGTAGAACGTGTCGTCACCTTGATCTAGTACAATCGGCTTTGTTTTAACCCACTTCATAAACTCAGCGTCCGCCTCGAACATGGCCAGCCGTTCGCGCGTGGTTAGCTCAGACATCGTCGTCTCCTTCTCCTGAACAGTGGTCACAAAATATGTCACCCGTCGCGCGGCTCTCATGCCAACAAGACTCACAGACCTCGCAATAGCAGCCTTTGCAAACGCCGAAGCATTCATCAAACTCCCATGTGGCAGTACAGGTTTCGCATGTACGTTCCATCAGTCGACTCCTTTCGCTTGGTAGTAGGTGCAGACGGCCTCAGCTAAACCGCCACGGTCTCTGGCGGCCTGGGCCAGCACATCCCCCGCCTCGACCACCTTCCGCAGCCGGTCACGCTCGGCGGTGAGTTTCTTGTTCTGCTCGAATACGTCGTGCTCTTTAAGCCACTCGAAATATGGATTGACACCGCCCGCGATGTCGCGCTGAATCTCGGCACACCCGTAAGCTCCACCGATAATAGTGTTCGCCCACTTTGGAAGTTCATGGCACCTTTCCATCAACTCAAACAGGGCGCCGTCTTTGATTTCAAGTTCACGTTGTGGGTTCATCGTTATTGCCTCCAGCTTGTGGGTATGCAATCTGAAACCGATCTGTAGCCGCGTCGATATCGCAAGGCTTCTCAGCCCCTGAAATGGGCAACGTGTTTTTCAACGCCGCGCCGAATGTGTTTAATCTTCGCCATCGGTTCGCTCCTGTTCTTGCTTGTGTTTGGCGGAGCCGCACGATACATCGCAAGCCCAAATCAACACTACCCCTAGAATAGCCCATCCGATCCCCGTTTCGCCGCCACTAAACCACATCGAAAATGCGCCAAGTGCGCAGACCGCAACCGTGGAGATTGCCTGGGCAACTACAAACCATATCATGAACCGCATCACATTCCCCTTGCATAGAAACGCCGCCAGGGACCGAGGAGGAGGCACAGCAGCGGAGGGATTGCTACTGAACTCGGTGTGGCGGCTTGTTTGGTTGGTGTTCATTCGTGTGCCTCCCAGCACATATCTAGTGTACCCCGGATCTGCCCGGAGTCAAATCGGTTTGCGGATTATTTTATCCAGCCTGACCAATTTCGTCGTGTTCCTCTTCGTCTTTTGCACAACAAAGATTGCCAGTCACGGTTTTTGCAGTCCACGGAGATTTACAGTATTCGCACACCGCCAACTTGTCGTCAACCGTGGACACTGCTTCTATGCCGTCAATGTGCCTTTTTATCGATGCGACAACCTTCAGCGCGTCTATCCAGCGGCCTCTATGTTTTGGATCTAGCGATACTGCTATGTGGTATCCCACCACCTCTATTCTCTGCATGACATAAACTCCTGTTAAGTTCCCCACAGGCCGGGCCGCTTCTGTTGCCGACCCGACCCGCTGCCAAAGCTGTGAATTACTCCCAACGTATCATGTTATCAAGCGCATTCAGGGTGAGGGATACGCTAATCCATTCATGCCACCATGCCCGTCTGAGTTTGGGCGTGTCAAGTCCACCGTCGTCGTGCTTCGCTTGTTCCAGATCAGTAACCGCCATGTTGAACTTGATGCCAGTAGAATGGCCCTCAGTGATAAGCTCTTGATACTCGGCTTCCAAGTTGTCCAGGCCTTTGCCCAGCTGCTGCTCTATCGTCGGGTCTTCAGGTGGTGGCTCTTCGGTTCGACGCTCTACCGCGAGTCTGGTTTGTTCGCTGTTCATGATTTCACCCGTCCGTCTTCGATCACCAGCGAGGTCCGGTCGTCAACCTGGATGCGTGCGGCGAACACCTGTGCGTCGTACTTCTCGGCAATCTCTTCGATCACGGCCAACCCCTTGTCGTCTACACCTGACGCCTCGTCGATGAACATCACGTTCAGATCCGGGTGACGTGCTGCACCGATGGCAACCGATACCTCGATCTTCTCGCGGTTGCTGGCCACGGATAGCGGCTGGCCCTTGTAGAGCACGCACCCGCTTTCGTCGAACGACAGACCGTCAATCGGGAACTTGGCAGCGGCGAGCCGGGTCTGGCGTTCTGTCTTGACGGCTTCGATTTCTTCCGTCTTGGTGCCCGATGCCTTGTCGAGCGGCGCGAGGTTGGATTTCAGTTCAGCGTGGGCCCGGTTCGACCGCGCCTTGTCGTTCGTTGCGTCTGCGCTTTCGATGCTGTCTCTGATGGCGTCTTCGTCGATGTTGACGAACTCGCCCATTTTGCCCCCCCACTTGGCGTAGGCGGCGTCGAGTTCGATCCTGTTTGCCTCGTGCTTTAACAGGCTTGCGGTTGCCTCTCTGATTTCTTGTTGGAGGCGTTCGACGATGGCGATGTTCTCTTCGACTTCACGCGACACCTCATTAGACCGCATGCAGAGCTGGGTAAGTTCTCCGTTGTGTTCCTGTGCCGCTGTCAGCTTGGACATGAGTTCCGACACGTCGACGGACGCCGTCACCTCGGGATACGTCTGCATCCCCGACAGCCGAGCCTGCCCGTCTTTCAGTCGCCGGTTAATGTCGGCCCGCTCGTTGTAGAGCTTCAAGTGTTTGGCGCTCAGGTCGGAGAAGTCGAGTTCCGCTGTCCGCATCAGAATGTCGGCCTGAATCTGGTCGCCCTTGGCTGTGCCCTCCATGTTGAAAAACTCCATCGGGTCGTAGCTACGCGGCCCCACCAAGGCCTTGAGAAACCCACGGGCCGGGGTCTGTGGCTTGCCGTCTTTGTCTTTGACAGTTAGCTTCTCCGCACCCTCTGGCGACACGCTGAACTTTACGATATAGTCGGTGTCCATGTCCCCTAGTTCAAGCCGCACGTCACCCTGTTTCATGGCGTCATTGACGATCTTCTCCGGGAACGCTGTCTTGCCGAACAGGGCGCAGATCATGGCCCTGATAGCAGAAGACTTGCCCGCCTTGTTGTCGCCGCTGATTACTTCCAACACGCCCTTGGTGAACTTGGCATCCACTGCCAGCACCCGCATCATCCCGGAAATGTTCGCACTCAGAATCTTCATGGTCAGTTCTCCCCTTCATGGTTAAAAAATCGTGGCCGGTGGGATTCGAACCCACTTTGCGCAACCAGCGCGATCGGGAATTGAACCCGTGTGCAACCAGCACCTAATCCTGGATCGAACAGGAATGACCGGATATCTCCGGTGCGGAACCTTCCGCTACGGCCACATCGTTTCAGTTATGGAATCAATTCGCCGCTTGTTAGATCGTATGCGCCGTTGCGGACGGCCTGCATGATTGCCGCCAAGTTGTCCCCGGTTGGCCTTGCCCCGCCGCACATCTTCTGCAACAACTTCTTCCCATCCCACGAGTCGTCTGATTGGATGCTCTGCCCGCTCATGGTAATTGAGAGTTCTCCAATCGCCTTGTTGCATTGCTGATCGGTCGCTAATCCGTCGCCCTGTGGCGTGCTGTTGTCGGACCCCTTGGGTTTCAGGTCTTGGGTGAACAAGTCGGCCAACCCAGTCACCGTGTTAAGTACCGCCGCCACCAATGCCCGCTTGTCGGCCATCTTGATCGATGCGTTCATCTGCATACACTTCTCGCCTATGGTGAACGTGGCCGAACCTTCTCCCAACTTGGCCCCGGTGTCATGGCTGTACAGCGTACATTTTCGGATAAACGAGTCTTTCGGTTTGCCCATCATTTCCCACGTTGCCAGGTCGCTGTCATACTCAGCCCGTAGTTTCAGCAAGTCGCACACGAGCAACGCGCCGGACTTGTACAGAGACGGCTTTGCTTGCCACTGTAGCGGGTCGGCTTGTTTCGGACTACACCCAGGAGGGAACCCGAAGTGTATCCCCTCTACCAAGTGGGTTTGCAGCCACGCGAGAAACGTGTTCCTTGTTTCGTCGTATGCGGCCAACGCCAACTGTTGTTCTTCAACCGGCAACAAGGCCATGCCTTTTTCATAGGTCATTGGCGATTGGACGACTGTCGTCGTCGGTGTTTCTTTTTGGTCACTCACGATTGGTTCCCCTTCATGTAGATTTCGTCTGGCAACGCCCACGCGGGCACGCCGATTTCTTCGTACTCTTCCGCCCACCCCGGCCACATATCCGTGTCGATACACTGCTTGTAGATAGCCAGTGCAGTCCTGAACCGTTCCCACCCCAGCATCAAGGTCGATGGTCGCACCCAGTAAACCCGGAGGTCGTACACTGGCGAACTTTTGACGGCCACGAACACGAAGTTATTGAACACCCTACGTTCCGATTTTGGCACACCGGACTGTTCTTGTGCCGCGTTCAGCCCGTGCATGTAGATCGTTTGCACGTCGTAACCATAGTCGTAGATGTCACGGCTGAACGACTTCGGTCGTGGGTCACGCGACATCTTTAAATCCACCACGTTCAAACCCCACAGGAAATCAGCACGACCTTTGAGCCTGATGCCTGTTTCCTCGTCGTCCCACACAAACGACACCTCGGTTTCTCCGTGCTTGAAGATGTCGCGCGTGCGCTTCTTGGTGGCCAATGCCGCCGCCATGCCCTCGATGTCGTATAGCTCTGACTGTAAGATGATGTTGGCGGTTGGGTTCTCCGCCCTGAACACCTTGTACGCCTTTGCTGTTCGGGACTTGGCCCCGTCGAATACGAGAACGTCGTTAAAGTTCTCCGGCTCTAACCCCAGCGTGTGAAACCCCCGCCCCTTTTCAAACGCCGCTTTCTCTTTGGGGTGAGCCTTGTCCCACTGATACTGCGCAGGCGAATCGTCGATCAATTGGAACAGGCTGGACTTTGACGGATACGGCCACTGTCGGTAGTCGTAGTGGGGTACGCCGTGGTACACACCTGGTCCCGGCTGCGGGTTGGCTGGGTCAAGTTGCTGGTTCATCGGATGACCCCCCCCTTGAAATATGCCGACTCCCAACCCTTCATGGCGGTGTCCACGTTACGGCCGGAAACCCCATCCTCGTGGCGATCTGTCCACATCCCGATATTATCATATAGGCTTTTAGCCGCGTCAACCACCGCCCCCAACTGTCCCGGCTCAATCCCCGCATCGGCAAGGGCTTTGACACAGGCGGCGGCGTGGGCCTTTTCTTTCTGTGATTCTAACGCTACCCTGTCAAGCTCCTTGTTTATCAGGGCTATTCGCGGGTCTTTTTTGGGCTTCCTTTTCTCACGCGCCATCACGCACCACCTTCCGGCATAGTCCACGAATCAGATTCCAAGAACTCGACCGTCACGCCCATGGCATCACAACAGGCCTTCAACACTTCGGGATCGACGACCTTGCTGTGTTCAATGAAGCCCATCTTCGCACGGGATACGCCGATCTTGATGGCCAACTCGTCCTGGGTCATGCTGGGCTTCACCTCACCCCGACACCAACTGATGCGCAGTCCGATGGCTGCTTTGGTTCGCTTACTACTCATTCTGGTACTCCTTCGGTTACTGCTGGTTTCTGTGTCTGTTCCTTAACCAATTCGTCTTGCACTGCCAACAAGTGCTCTGTAATGCGTTCGTACTTATCTTGGGCAAGCTGACCTTGGCGCATAGTGTTCCGCGCTCTAAGGGCCAACTGACGCGTCCCCATCAATAGCGTGGTTATGTTGTCGGGCATGATCTACTCCCCTTTCGCTTTGGCTATTCAAAAACTATTTCAATCTCGTCTTCAATCTCACGGTTACAGTCGGCGCATTTGCCGTCTGCGGTTTCAGACTCAGGAACCACCCTAATTTCGGCATCCTGTCTCTGCACAGCAGATAATACGGCGCAGTTAAAACACAAGTCTTCTGGTGTGAATATTTCTCTGCCACCCTCAAAACTTGGAGTCTGTCTGAGGTAAGCTATCTTTGCTCTTGACATGATCGTCTCCCTTAAGGTATTTGAAAGTTCGCCCAACCCGGCCCCAACACAACATTGCGAGGGACCGGGCCGGATTAACTCCGTTGCGTGACTGCTATAGCGTCCACATATTCCATGTCCTTAATAATCAATGAACCCCATTCTGGGTGCAGGGCTACCACCCGTTCACAGCTAGGCAAACCCCCAAGTGGCGAACGCGAATCCATCCTTGAAGGACGATTGCAGCAATTCAGGTCGCCACCTGGTCCGAGCAATGTTTGCTTGTTTCTGTTGCCAATTGTTCTTGTTCGTCGCACCAAAGCAATGCGTCCAGTCGAACAAGATTGATACGCCAATCAACCCAGGCCAGCCATATAAAGATCGAATCGACACAGTTCGTTCTCCTGGAATCTATAGGGTTGGCAGGGCTGCCAGTCGTGCCTCGGTCTTGCGCTGCTTCTTCGTCCGTGGCCCGCGATGTGCCGCACGCCGCTTCAGCTTCTCGGCACGGCGAATGCGCACAAGGTCATCCTCGTGGTCACGCACAGACTGAAGGTGGCCCTCGGTTTCGAGTCCGGCATTGATCAAGGCTTGCTGCATTACAGTGGTCATGATATCCCTTTCGGTAGATTGTGAACCCAACCCCAACCGGGGCGGGGGTGGTGTCGCTATCCGTCAAGCATAGAGGCAGCGCGTCTCATTAAGATGGCCGCATCTTTGGCCCTGATTTGGTAGCCGGTGTTGTCCATTTTCATGGCCGTTACCGCCGCGTCCAGTTCGGCCACCTGTGCCTGCAACTCTGTGGCCTTCTTGTCCCATATCGCGTCACACTCTGCCTGGGTGTAGGTGACGGGGTCGGGGATGATCTCGACCAGCGTGCGGCAAGTCATGCTCAGTGTGCCATCGTCGTAGCGATATGCTACCCACGGATCGATGCCCGTATTGGTGAGCGTGGCATAATCGGTTGGGTGTTCCACAGCGTATTCTTCCCATGTTACCACGGTGGCCGCGCCGCACGGGGCTTGCACCCTCGTCCCCGGCGGGATCAGGCACGGTATCGGGTCCGGCTTCGGCTCGGGTACGTACGGGGTGTAGTGCGGACCGAAGACGGTTTCAGCGTGGGCCTCAGACGCCACCTTAAACCCGTACAACGAGGCGTCCACCACCCTGGCTCGTGGGTTGCTGTTGTGGTTGCTCACCAGCACGCAGGTCAACAGGGAGCCGTCTATTGATGCTATGTGCACCGTGCTGAGGGGGAAAAGCATATCATTCTTTTTGGGGACAGTCAGGACAATCATGTACATCCCACGCTTCATGTCTTCGATCTGAATCTGTTCGGTCATTTCATGCTCCTTGGTTTGAGTTGTCGGCTTGTCTGGTTCGAATCCACGTGAAGGCGTGCGGGGTGGCTGTCCCCCGCTTGTGTGGGGTCTAGTTCATGTGTACCAGGGCCATCGGGTGGCCGAACGGACAGTTGACCAAGATAGCGTCGAAGCATGCCATCCGGCGATACCGGCCACAATCTATCATGGTGTCAACCCATCCCTCGATGGTAGCGTTGTCGGTATCTTCGAGCGTCGATGCCCAGGCGTTGTCGGTCTGTCCTTCGTCGTCCTTGATAAGTTCGATGGTTTGCGTGGTTTCCATTTTTTCTCTCCCGTGTTAAGTTGTCTTGCGCGCCAAACGACTACATATAATATATCGCCACATCACCCCACAGTCAACACAATTAATGACAATTAATTACAATTGTTTTGCGGGGTGGGTTTGGGCTAGTGTTTATGCGGGTGTGGTGGGCGGCGGGGGTCTAGCTGGAAACCTGTTCGCCGCGCTGCCAGTACGTGCGGTCACAGTCTGGGCAGTGCATTTGGTCGAATCGGTAGCGGACTTTGGATCGTGTGCAGCAGCTTGTTTTGATGCCGTCTATTTTGGGTGGGGTGTCTGTGGGGGTGGCGTTGGCGTGGGGGCAGGTTGGTTGCGGGGGTTTGGCTTTGCTGCACTTATCGGGTGCGCCTACTCGTTTACGCCACGCGGGGTCTAATCGACATGTTTCGCAGTGGACGCCACAGCAGTTTTTTTTGTTGACGAATCCCATTAGCACGGCCCCGGTATTACCGTAGCCACGCCACCAGATGCCAACATTGTCGGCGGTGATGGCCGGGTTCCGTCAGTAAATGAACCAGGGTCCAAGCAGTCTGTTTCGTCTAGCGGCGGGGTTGTCTCGGTTAAACGTGCTTCAAAAAATGAACCAACCGTTCCAGCAACCCCAAGTCCAGTGTAAAACCGTAGCCTCCACTCGACCGGTACGAAGTCTAGGGCCTGTAGAACAACAACCGGACCCTGTCGGTATTCTATAGAGTTTGGGGGACCAGAACAGTCAGCAGTCAGCCATTGTGTTATTCTGACATAGAGGGGGGGGGACTGTGTTGTAGATCCAACACCAAGAAAGGCACCCCATATGCAGTTGTCGCCAGGAGCCACGTCGCCATCGTTGGACAGCGTATACGAACCGTTCGGGTTAACTACGTTTTCTGTTCCGTTGTTGTTGTCTACTATTTCGCCTTTGATGTACCCCGGCTCGAAGGTTGGATCAACACACGGCAGTATTGTTATCCCAGAAAAAGTCACGCACATTTCCAAAGGGGTTATGCCGGAACATACGCTACACGCGGCCCCTGGTTCAATGGGGTCTGGTGGAGTATCAACACAGCAGCAGGCAGGGCGAATCCCCAGCTTGCCACCGCTGATAATCCGCTTACCGTTTGTGATCGGCATACCCATTAGGTCACGCTCAGTTCCAGCAGGTCGATGTTAAACCGGTGTGTGGCTACTCCGGTGCTGACGTGGATGATCTGCATCAACAGGTCGCCGGACGGGTCAACGTAATCGTCGGGATCCCAGCCGGAGAACACGTAAGTCTCGTTTGATGATGCTGACGGGAAGTCGTCATCGTCGCCGGTCAAGTTATCGAACGTCATCGTGTTCCAGTTGAATAGCTGAATCTTTTTGTCGTGGGCTATGTTGCCGAAATAGAAGCCGACAAGGGTGATGGTGTTGGCAGTATCAAGCACATCGTCGAAACTGAACTGGAACGTCATCGCGGGGGTGCCGGTTACCTCTTTGATAACGAGGTAGTTCGAGTCGGTGGCATACGTGTTGGCTAAGAAGCCGCCGCCCATTTCGCCAGCCACCACCGCCCACGACTTCGCCCAGAACCACGGGATTTCACAGATGGTGTAGACCATATATTCGCCGGGTAGTTGGTCAACCACCAGATTGGTTCTGTCCCAAAACGCATGCCCGTATGTGGTGGACTCGACGCCGTCAACATCCTCACCGGCAAAGTAATACGCCGCTGGATACCTGGGGTGAATTGGGGTGGCTCCGGTGGCCAGTGTCTTTCCGTAGATGTCCCTCACCGTGTACGTCCACGTAGCCGGAACCCCCTCACTGCCAGCCGCACCGCCGTCCTTCTCCACAATCACCGGGAACCCCAGCGTCGGGATTTTGGGCAGCAGGTTTGCAACTTCAAACTTGATCTTGACGCCCTGAGGGTTGGTGCTCACGGTGATTAGTTCGTCGCCTGTGATGTTGCTCACACTGCGAACCGTGGGCATCATCCACGCCAGTATCCTGCGCAGACTTGCCCAGTTAGGTTTGCCGCCCGGAAGTGTTGGGGGCATACTCATTATACGGGTTGCTCGTCCCAGATCAGCGTAGCGTAGACGCCCTGTGCTGGTGTGCCGCCGCCGTCAGTGAAGTCGATAGACACCTCTATCAAGTCACCATCAGCCAATGCCGCCGTGTCGATGGTGGCAACCTGCGGGGTGCGTATCACACTGCTGCTGTTCAGGGTGATGGGTGCCGACAGAATCGACGCACCGTTAACCAGCAGGTCCACGTCAACCGCGTCACTGCCAACGGCCACCGCAACAGAACCAGCTTCAAAGTTACGCAGCGTGCCTGTAGCGAACACGCTGTGCGCTGGCCACACCTCGTCACTTGAACTCGTGCCCGATTCCTGTGATACAGTCAGCGTGTGCCGCTGGATCATCTTCGTGGGGTCGATGGCCGCACTCGCAGAGATGCCAGCGTTGACAACCGTGCCGGACGGTATCGCCAGGGTGGTGGCTTGCACTTTCCCGAGGACTGTTAGGTCGCCTTGGATTCTACTCATTACTCGTTCTCCCAATTCTGTGATAATAGTTCCCAGTCAACCGCCGGGTAGTTTTCGACAGCCACCACTTCGCTGTCTGGTGTTATGTCAGACGGGTCGGGTGGCTGTCCCGTGGAGGGGTCAAGCCAATACACAAGGGTTTTCCATAGCAGCGGATCGTGAACAAACTCGTAGTTGACCTGGAATGTAAGCCCGTTATCCTCACTCGTTCCAAGAATCTGGGTACACAGCCACTGTTCTGCAACGGCCGTGTCGCCGGACGGAAAATTATAGTCTGCGACATTCTTAGTCCCGACAAACTGTTCAGCGTCCGACAACGGACTCACCAGCATATTCTTCTGAAATGTCACAGTTGAACGCGGTACGAACTTCGACCACGTCGCCGCCTTCCTTGTGGTGTCGTCCCCGTCCCTCTGCACCGTGACGAGGTTGCCCTCCCGGTCGTTGTTGGTCTGCACTTGATCGAGGACCGTACCGACGTTAATGGACACGCTTACTCGTTCCCGGTACACTATCCGAACCTCTGCCGTGTCGTAGTTATTGGCCAGGTTTGGGGTGACCTCTTCGACGGTAAACGAATCCAATATCTCGTGAGGCGTCCCCATGATCGGAACACCGGGAGTGTCGGCGGCCAAGAACCCAATCAGCAGCGCATCATCGGGTGTGATTGGGCTGCCCTTCGCAGCTTCCCGTGCAGCGCGCAAACCCTTTACAAGGTGGATTTCTACCCACTGCGTGCCCCGGCTGCTGACACTCAGCGTGCCGCTCTTCTCTTTGATTCCAATATAATCAGCGGCCATTAAATCGCACCTCCAAAGGCTCCGTCTTCCCGCATACCCTGTAGAACTTCAAGCATCAACCCGAACACGCTGCCCTTGTTCAAGTCAAACGGTTTCGGTTGAACTACCGGTTGCTTTGTCTGTGGTGCCTGGAACGCCAACCCTGCTATACTGATGGCCTGTCCCAGAATGCCAAACCCCGCGCCCTGCTTGGTCACAGATCGTGCCCGTTCGAGTGCCCGCGTGTAGGTGTCCAGGTCCAGCGCACCGGACCTCCACAGGCCGTTAAGTTCGCGCTGCTGTTCGGCGAACCGTTCCTCTGCTGTTCGGGTCTGCTCGAATATCTTTGTGGCGTCTTTGATCTGAAGCGGTGTTGGGCCTTGGCGCCCCTGTGCCTTCGGTTCGTTGCGGCTTTTACGTAGGGCGTCCATGTCAATTGCCGGTGACGATGTCTGCTGGCGGGACTCAATGCTGAAATCTAAAAGTTTACCCCCAAAGCCCTGAGTAGGCCCCCCTGGGAGAAAACTAGCAAACCTCGCCGCGTCGAAGACGGCCAATACTGCCTCTCCAAGTATCTGCCCGCTGCTGTCAAATATTTTTCCTACATTTTCCACAGTCGGTACCGCGGTCGGTGTGTTGTTCTTGACCCACTCCGCAAACTGTTTGACTGCCGGGGCAAGCACTTCACCAACGTCCTCTGCAACGTCACCGAGCGAGTTCTGCATCTGTTCCAAGCCGGAACTTGCTGCCGCCGCCGCACGCGCAGCCCCGCCGAACTCGCCTTCAAGTTCTTTGAGTATGATGTTCTGTGCTTTGAGTATCTGACCCTGATCGATAAACGTGCGGATCATCTTCTTTTGCACGTCGGTGAGTTGGACACCCGACCGACCCAGCGCAGTGATACCGGCAATCGGGTCGTTCAATGCCTTGCCGAGTTGGATGGCCGATGACTTCAGGTCGGTTTCCAGGACGGTGGACATATCCAGAACGGCAACCGTCGCCCGCTTGAATGCATCGCCGCTGATGTTGCGGAACGTGGCGAGCTTGGCCTGCGCACTGATAATGGTTTCATCACCGAACAGCGTCTGACTTTGAAGCACACCCGCACGGGCTTTGAGTTGTTTGGCAGAGAAGCCAGCCGCGTTTCCTGTGGCTTTCAGGACTGCCGCCAGTTTCGCCTCTGCCTGGATTTGGACATCATAGGCACGGGTGGTGTCGATAACCACGCTCTTCACCGCACGGAAGCCACGGGACAAGACACCAAACGCCGCACGCGCAACCGACAGACCGGCCAGAAGCTGTGTGGTCTTGCGCAGCCGTTTCATCTCGCCGCGCAGACTCTTGGACGACTTGCTGGCTTTCTTGGCCCCCTTCACGAACGCATCAGTCTTTAGACCAAGGCGAACGAATAGCGATTTAATCAGGGCCATCGTGGGTCTCCATATTTGCACTACCGAACATGGACGCTACGTGGTGGCCCATATCCTTTTGACGCTTCTTTGTCTGCGGCCGCGTCTTTCTTTTGTACATCAACATGTCGCGGGGGTCGAACGGTTGGGGCCGTTTCTTCCTGTCACGGTGCGGTTCCATAGCCGACGCCCTGATGGACGCCTGCGCATAGTCGATGGCATCAATGATCTCGCTGAACCCGCCCGTGTTGTCGTACGCTATCCACTCTGCAAACTCAGCGGAGTCTACTTCTGATTGACACCGCTTGACCGACATGCCCAGTGCCAACGCCAACCGGAACCAGAACCGGTGTGTTGGCAGGCGTGCTAGTTTTTTTCAAGTTCCTCGATGTCTTCTCTATTGAGTTTGTTGATAGCAAACGCCGCCGCATAGACCCGGTCCAACGCAATGCTGGATTTCTTACCCAACTCTTCGACATCAGCATCAGAGAACAGCCGGACGCCGTCTTCGTCACACGCGGCACGCGATACCATACGCGCCCTGATGTTGTGCCTGTTGGCCAATTCGTCGTCACCATTGCTTATGAACGTATCGACTTCCCACGAATCGCGGGCAGCCCCGGACATAACCCTTACGAATACCGTGCCGCCCCACTCGGGAACCTCAACGGTCTGTAGTTTCATGTCGTCCGCATCAAGTATCTGATCTCTCATTAACCCCTTCATGTCTGTCTCCTGTTAGCTGTTAAAAGTAATCGCCCCGGTTACCTTGAACCCGACCGCAGCCGTTAGCTCGTCTTCTACGGCCATGTTCGGCGTAAAGCTCTGAACGAGCATTGACATAGTCCACGCCGTATTGCCGTTCAGGTTCAACACGTAGGTCTCCGCATTGGACGTGAGGGCACCTATCAGTGCAATGTGTGTGGTGTTGGACGGGATGTAGTTAATCTCAGCGGTGATTTCACCGGAGTCAATCACGCCACCAATGAACTCACGCGCTTGGTTGTCGCTGGTGAGGTGCGTGACGTCGATCATTTCCCGGTTGACGGACGGACCCGACAGGGACACGACCTCTGCAATGACGGTGCCCGCCCTACTCAGTGTAGTCCCAAACGCGATTACTGCTCCTGAAGCTGCCATATCAAATCTCCTTACGTGGCCTTACCGGACACCTTGAAAGTCACTGTTCCTGTTAGTTGGTTCTCAACCGCAACCCCCGGAGTGAACCCGGACACCGCAGCTTTAAACGATAGCTTTGACGACGTGGCGACGTGGGTTCCATCGGGCCACACAATGCGCCAGTCACGGAAGACACTCGATACCGTGGTCTGCCCGATGTTGGTCAACAGGTCGATGTGCGTGGCGTTCGCCGGGATGTAACTGATCTCAATAGGCACTTCGCCGTAGTCAGTGACACCCCCGATAAACTCCCGCGTCATGTCATCACTTGACAGGTGTGTAACGTCGATCATTTCCCGATTGATAGTAGGCCCGCCAATCGAGATGACCTCGGCAAGATTAGTGGTCGCTGTGAAGCTGGTGGACTCTCCCAACTGTAGTATCGTTCCAAACGCCTTGATAGCCCCTGAAGCTGCCATCGCTTATCTCCTAACTGAAATCGGGTACAGTCTCACAGAAATTGATATCCAACCACATGAACACGCCGAACATTTCCCGTTCCTTGTTCTCTGGGTGCAGGTCGCTCGTGTCGTTCTCGTGATCGATCTTTGCCATTTGAACAGTGTATGCGCCCATCAGCCCCGCGTATCCATCGACAACGAGCCTGACAGCATCAGCAAGCCGCTTCGCCGCCCCGTAGGTGTCAGCCCAGCACCCTATCTGAATCGTCGCTTCTGTCAGCCCACTGAACCCGGTCAGGCTGAACACCCGGTCGGTGTCTTCTCTACGGTACACGATGTACGGATTGAGCTTCGACTTCACCTTTGGTTTACGAATCGGGTAGACCCTGGTGCCGACGATCGCGCTGACCGTTGGCTGTGCCTTCAGGTATGTCTCTAGCCCGTCTTCGATCATTTCTTTGCCTCCGCTTCAATCAGCTTGCCGAGTTCGTTTTCAAGTATCGTGAGCATCTTGTTCTCGTTGTCTTCGAATGCGTCCTTGATAAAGTGTTCACCTTCAACCTGTGTCCGGCTACCGCCACCCTTGCGACTCCCGGTCTTCCACCCAAGTTCCTGAAACCCGGTATAAAACTCGTCACCTTTGAACGCGCCGTCCTTGGTTCCGACGAACATACTGACAAGCCCTTTGCGTATTCGGCCCGTCACAATCTTGATGGCTTTACGCAGTCGTCCACTTTTCACCGGGGCGTTGTTCCGCGCGCCCTTCAGGACAGGTTTCAGTGCAGCCCGCATTGCCTTCTTCGCAATCTTCTTGCCGACCTTGGCCGGTAGCACCTTCAGCATCTTGTCAAGCGCATCAAAACCAATAGCCTCGAACTCACCAGCCATCAGACGGATTCCTTACAAAGTAGCTCCATGTCCGCGTTCCGCCCTCCACGGTTGTTGATGTGGACGATGGTGAACGCCCGGCCTTTGTGCGTGATCCTGTGGTTGTCAGTGGTCAACCCAGCGTAGTATCGCAACACAACCTTGTGCGTGACCTCGCCTATCTCGCGTTGCCCGCTGATGACCTGGTTGCCTGTCAGCGATTCGATACCGCCCCAAACGGTCCGCTCTGATTTCCAGTCGTCAACCTGTTCACCGAAGTCGCTGTCAACCGGCTTGTTGATTTCAACCTTGATCCTATGCCGTAGTCTTCCGGTCCTCATTTGACACCACCCCCGAACCTGTCAGATGCCAGCAGGGAACGAACCGAGTCGGGAATCTTTGAGACGATGGTTCCGACCACAACCGGTTCTCTGTTTTCATAGTAGTGTGCAGTCATCAACATCACGGCATCACTAATGTTCTGTGGTATGTCTTCAACGTCGTCCCACCCGGCAACGTATTCAACCACCACCGCGTTGATGACGGCCCGCGTTGACGGCCACGACTGACCGAAGGCAAGCACTACACGGCCCGGTTCCCGATTTGTGTCCACGGTGTACACGCCCGAATCAAGCGTCTGCTCATTACCGCCCGTGTCGATGTACTTGATTGACGTGACCGATGCCAGCGGGGGGCGGGGCAGCGAGAACCACACGGGGAACGAATCAAAATATAGCTTCCACGTAGTCGTGAACAGCGACCGGCTCGTGTGGTTTTCCACCCACAACCGTGCGGCCCTGATACGTCTTTTGATAAATGAGTTCTCGTCCTCGTTGTCTATGCGGTGATCTTCCCTGAACTCGTTTACGGACAGCGGTTCTTGTGCTGGTGCTGTGCCTAATACGAGGTTGCCAGTGCCATGCATGTTATCCGTCCTTAACAATCCCCTGGTCGAATAGTTGCTTCGCTACCACGCTCGGAAGATACATCGTCTCGCCGGGCATGTGTTGCACACCGGCAGAGTCAAACCAGCTTTTCGTGAACGTCACCTTCTCAACCCCGCGCCACACGGCAGCGGGTGCCCCATCAGAATAGAACTTGTCAATCTGTTGTTGAATCGTGTTCAGGTCGCAACCCGGCCATGATAGTTTCAGTTCAGCGTGACCGACGACAACCCGCGTTGCAGTAAACAGTCTGCCGCCGCCCTCGCGCAAGGTCTGCCAGAACATCATGTCATCGTCGATCCGGCCTTCGCCCCACTTGCCATCCGACCCCGGCTTGCTCCAGAACCACGGGTGCGGCATCTTCTTCAGGGCCGACACGCGAATCAGCGTCAAGCCGAAATGCGCCGTGTGGGTTTCGACAAGTTCCGGTTCGAATGCGGACCACGGCACCTGTTGTTTTATCTTGCCGGTCTCGGGATCTGCCAGCGTCAACAGCGGCGTCTCGCTCGACCGCTTCGATTGCAGCGGGGCTATCACGTCTGCCTCTGGATGCTCGTTCATCAAGCGGATCAAGGCTTCAACATCTGCCCGCGTGAACACTGTGTCGTAGTCAATCGCAAGGATCGCGTCAGCACCCTCGTCAATGCACTCGTCGAACGTCCGCTCAAGGCACTGGCCCCAAAACGCCCCGGTGCATTTGCGTAGCGGAATGTTCAGCGGCATCAGGGCCTGGAACACGCAGAACATGTTGTCGGTGAACGCGAGTCTCGGCATCGACATTGCAGCCGATATTGCTTTGACCGGTGGCTTAGTTTCAACCGGCAACACTTCGGCCCCCGCTATCTTGCGGCCCTGACGTCTCAGGCTGATGGTGTACGATTCAGTGCGCCCCGGCCGGCCGTCCCACTCTTGGATGTTGCCCAGCCCTGCACCCTTGAACAACCCCTCAAGGGCATCAGTGGTGAACACCGACTTGTGGTAATCATCGTCGTCTACCTGTGCCCCCATGATAACCGACTGAAGGTCAAGTTCACCGCCACCCTTCTGGTAGTCGCTCACTATCTGCGCAAAGTCGGGAACCGCCACCCGCAGCCGTCCGCCTGGGATCAGTACGCGCACCCAATCAGCCACCACTTCTTTAACTTTCTGGTGGCTGAAGTGTTCCAGGATGTGACTCGCGAGGATCTCCTGTACGCTGTTGTCTGGGTAGTCAAGCGGGTAGGCTTCCGTGCCCAGCTTGTGGTCGATGCTGATGAATCCGGGGATTGCATCTTCGCCTGCGCCGAGGTTCAATCTGATTTGGTCTGTCATTTCTTTGCCCCCCGAACAAAGCCACGTTCGTATGGCACGCGGGTTTTGCCTTCGTAGTTAAGCCGGGATGCCTTTACGTCAACGTCCCACCCAGCGGAACCCACCATATGCACAAGGCATCGAAGCGTAGGTGCCCACCAGTTAGTGAGGTTGCCGCCATACTGGTCGGACGGATAGAACTCCATAACCATCTTGTCGCCGTGGCCAGCCGGTGCGTCTTTTGGCGAGTACGGGCTGAACCTGTCGCTGATTGCCGACTCGACATAGATCGAACCGGTGCACACCGCCGACAACCGGTCAAGGGCAAGCAACGGATACCGGCAGTGGTACAGGACACCAAAGCACAACACCACGTCGAACTGCCCCAACTCGGCTACATCGTACAACGAACACTCCAACCGCCGAACTTGTTCGTCTGCATAACCAAAAGCATCTTTGCACAGATCGAACGTCTCCCACTTCTGCCGCGTCACGTTGTCGTTGCGTCCGAGGTAGTCAGAGAAGTCATCGATGGCTACGACCTGTCGGGCACCGCGCTTCAACGCCTCCCACGTCCAGTACCCATCCCATGCACCAACATCAAGCACGCGCATACCGGTCATGTCTTCGGGTAGGCCATACGCCTCGGGACACAGTGGAGCCCACCCCGGCGTAACGATTCCACCCGGTAGCTCGATCTTGTGATACCAGTTCGGTACCGCATCGACTCGGGTCTGTAGGTCAGATTGAGAAAGAACACACATAATCATAACCCCTTCAAAGGTTCCTCCACCCCCAACCCCGTCGGGCCGAAGCCGTCAGGGGAAGGGGTGAAGGGGAGAAACTACGCACCCTCGACAAACGCGATCGTCTGGGCATCGGTGCTGCTATCGGGAACCTGCGGCCCCCTGTAAAGGTTGCACAAACTGAACACAGTGTGAGTCGTCAGCGGGCTGATGATCAGACCCAGGTGACGCTCTTTGCCTCTCATGTCCACCCCGAACTTGAACACGTTGTGTCCGTCCGCGTCTTGGGTGTACATCGGGGGAACCGTCCAGCCATCGGAACCATCACCCTCAAGCGAGTCGATGGTGGTGCCGTTGCTGGCCACGGTCGTGGTCCCGTGGGTGAATTTGAACACGCTCGGGTTGTTGCTTGCCGCGTCTGTAGACGACATGTAAACAATAACATCAGCGTAGTCATAGTCGAGAGTATCGAACGAGACTGCCGCCGTCCCCGCGTTGGACACGGTAGCGCCAATCGAGCCGATACGAATTGAACCTGCCGGAAAAGCCATTAGTGGCTCCTTTCATCTGTTAAGATCAGCTAGTGTTACCACGAATGCCAACCAGCGGGCCAGCGCTGGAGCCGTCGCCGATGTCATGCACGTTGATGTCAAACCGCTCGGTAGCCCGGAACCCGGTCTGGTCGTATTCGAAGTACCGTTCCGATGTCTGGCCAATCGTGAACACGTCACGCGAACCAAAAGCCACGGCCTGCTTCATGTCGCCGTACAGGAACGCAACCAACTCATTCAGAGCCGTGGTTACTATGGGCATCTTCTGTGACAACTGCACCGGGTCACCGATGAAAACGTTCCCAAACCCAGTTCTCAGTTCCTGACCGTTGCTACCGCCCTGTGCAAATGACAGGCGATCCATGTCAAGCATGGAACCTTGGCGTGAGCAGTACCACGACGGAGTGTAGCCAGCCGACATCAACGGACGCGGGCGGGCAACCAGGAAATCACCGATGTCGTATTCGCCAAACTGATCGTTGCCAGCCACAGCATCTGTGTAAGATGCCGCGTGGTTGCCGTCAACCATCTTGGTACGGATTCCGACGATGCCACCAAAGGCAGCAGAGCCGGTGCCGTTCAAGAGGCAGTCATCCTCTTTCGATGCGAACGCCTGTGCTGCCTTACGCACGAACCAGTCACCCCAGTTGATGACCGAGTCCCGAATCAAGTCGTTCGGGATGAGTCCCAACGCACCCAGCTTCTTTGCCGACAGTTGCACCAGGTCGCCGGTCCCGGCGGATGCAGTGATGGCTTCCGTGTCATTGATGAAGTAGGTGGTCAGCCCGGTCTGGTTTCTGGGCACGAACATCGTGTCGCTTTGCATGGGCCACACTGCGCACCACTGCCGGGCGATACCGTCCTCTTCAACCAGGTCGATGAACATGTTCGAGAACTCGGGGGGGATGCTGTAACCACCGCCTGCATTCGTGGTGCCAGTCTGCTGGGCACGCATGTTGTAACCATGTTCCTTACACCACGCCCGCGCTTCGATGGCCATGTCAGCCATATCGCCATCCATGGGCAGAATGGCAGCACGCGCAAACATACCGAAGCGGTACGCATCGCGGGGGCCATTGGTGCCGGTGAAGGTCTTGAGTCTGCGGTGGGGAATCGACAGGGCAATGCGACCGTCGCGCACTTCCAGCCCATCGTCGCCGCCGGGCGGGTCGGGTGTGGTCTGGCGGGCTTGGGGGACGTTCGCAACAGCCGTAATCGATGCAACCTTTTCAAGTCGTTCGATGTCGGCGGTGTGTGCGTCGGCCTGTGCCGTCAGCGCATCAAACTGTGTGCGCTGCTCGTCGGTGAGGTCGCCATCGTCGCCAGTGGGTGCAGCGAGAATAGCCTTAGCATCAGCCAAGGCTTTCACGCGGAGTTCTTTAAACTCCAGAATGGTTTTCATAGTGTTCCTTTCAAGTAGGTCGGAACCCATGAAAAAGGGCACGGGTTGCCGACGTGACAAAGTAATCACGAAAGTAACCCGTGCCCGACTAGCGTGGTACGTGGCTGCTGTTGTTCGCCGTCAGCATGGAAGACTTGCTGCCCATGTCCAGCGGTGAACCGTATTCAATTGTGCGGACCATACTACATCGCGGGTCTGATGTCAAGAGAAATCTTCCATCCGCTTCGAACATTCATCCAGCTTCGGCGTGGGCTGCGGTTCGAGGCTGGACTTCCATGTGTCGTATTCGGCGCGTATGTCGGTATTGTCGCCAGCCGAACGGGTGCCCGCCGTGGTCGCCCCGTATGCCGGGAACGTCACGGGGCCAACGTCGTACAAGACAACATCGTCAAGCCACCTGATATCCGGCCCGTCTTCTCTCATTTCCCAGTGTACCCCACCGGCTGGTATTGTGAAAGAGAAGCTCGACCCGTCAAGGTCGCCACGTTCAATTTTGCGTGCAAACCTGACATGGTCGGGGTCTGCTACGTCAAGGGGTACGTCGTATATGAGTCCCACACTATCCTGGGTTAACTCTGCGGTCTTGCTACCAGTGCGCCCAAGCAGGTTATCTGGCTCGTGGTTGACGAGGACTCTCACATCGTCGCGCTCAGACAAAGGACGATCAAACACCCTTGGGGACAGGCGTTCTACAGCGCCGTCCCACAGAACATATTGTGTGCCCGGTTCACCTTCACGGTAGAACACGGCCCCGTATCCGGTGATTGACTTAGTGCCGTCTGTTCTGGTCTTGATCTGTGCCGGTGAATTGCTGAATCGTCTTTCGACCATCTTCTATTCCTCTCTATGCTGACAGTGATTCAAGTATCGTTTCGGTTAGCTCCCCTGCTGTCGGCTGTTCACCGGGTAGCGCACGGCACATCCGGTTGACGATCCCACGCAGGAGTAGTACGTTTGTGTCTGCCGAGTCCGGGGCATACGCCCGCACAACCGGCTCGAATTGTTCCATCAGGTATGTTTCATGTGAAACAATGAAGGTGGCCAGCCACCTATCGTGCGCCTCTTGGTCCCCGGACTTGGCCAGCTTCTTATCCGACCGCTCGATTTCCTTGCGGGTCCGTGCCTCGACACGCGCTGACACGGAGTCGAACAGGGGTTTGAACCGCTGCGGATCGGCTTCCGGTTCGTCATCCTCTTCGGGTTCAGGCACAGGGATCATGACCGGTGGCGGGGTCGGTTCTGGTTCCGGCTCGGGCTCGATGATCTTGTCAAGGTTCATGAAGTTAGCCGGGACCGTAAACGCCTTGCCAGCCCCACCCGGCACCGGCGGCATGTTCTCTTTCGCCCGCACATCGTCACGGTTCATCCAGCCGCCACCGATTGCCAGGTTGTAGGCCTCGCCACGAGTCTTGATGTCACCACGCAGAAGCCCTTCGAAGTTGTGACGAATGAACAGCTTGCCCCGCTCCGATGGCTTGAACAGCTTGCGGTCGATCTCTTTTTCAAGCCTGATCGCCCGTGGTTGCAGACAGTACGTTGCGTGTTCCTTGCTGAGTTGTTCGATGTTGGCGAACGTGGCGTGCGTCAGATCCTGCAAAAAGTGTGGGGCCAGTCGCAGAACCCGACACCAGTCGATGACCTGGAACTGTCGCGTCTCAATGAACTGCGCCTCGTTTGGGGGGATGCTTGTAGGTTTCCACTCTCCGCCCTCTTCAAGGATCATAATGTTGCCTACGTTTTCACTGCCTGAGTTCTGTTCATTGATGGACTTCTTTAGTCTTTTGTATGCCTCGTCGCTAAAGGCACTTGCGAACTGCGCCACACCAGACGGACGTGTCCCGTTGCCAAAGAATGACGCGCCGTATTCCTGTGCCCCCATCGACAACCCAAGGTTCTGAGTAAGTGACTTGACGGCAGAGATGCCCACCAACCCGTCATAGGAAAGTTCTGGAACCTGTAGCACGTCGGCATCTTGAAGGGTCACCGTCTTCCCGTTCGCCTGTGTCACAATATAAATCTTCGCGCCGCCCGAGTCGAGCTTGACCTCTACCCGCGACGGGTGGATGGGTAGAAGCTCGACCACGTCAAGGTTGTTGTCCCTGATGATCTCGCTGTAGGAGTTGCCCCACCCGATGGCCTTGGCCTGGTCACTCTCACGGAACACGAACGACGACATATTAGCGTTGGCCTGGATGTTGTAGATCGTCTCCAGGGGGTGACCTTGCCGCCGTTCCATTTCCCCATTCGGCAACCGCTCGAACACCTGCATCGGTAGCCCGGCCATGTCCTGACCGATGACGGCCATGCCGCCGAACACAGCCGGTAGTGTGAGTGCGGTGTTCTCGTTGACGGTCTGCCCGCTGGTGTTGCCGCGACCGACCGGCCACTTGATGCCCATGTGTTCAACCCACATCGACCGCCGAAGCCAAGCACCGAAGCGTTGCCGTATAGTTTTCTTGCTCATCCGACTGTCCTTATTCCGCGTGTCTCGTAGACTGATTTCACTACTGGTTCTGCCAGCATACCGACCGCCACCGCGATAACCGCCGCCACGATGCCGTCGATCTTGTATGGGTTGCGACCGTTCGGCTTCAGTGGCTTGATGTTGCCCGCCGGGTCTTCGCCGATCGACACGTTGCGGGCCATCCAACTCAGCACGGGATGGTTACCGTGCCGCATCTTTCCGTCGAGCAGTTTTGATTCAAATATTTTGGACGGTTCATTAAGCGACACGAACCCCTGTCTGACTTGTGTAAGTTCGAGACCGTCGTCCCCCAGTTGCTTCGCAAGGTTCGTCGCGTTCCATGGATCATATCCCAAGTTCAGGATATCAAACTTCCCGTTCAACTCATTAACCTCGTGGCGTATGAAATCCTGATCGATGGTGTTACCTGGTATCATCGTAACGAATCCATCACGCTCCCACGCGCTGTACGGTACGCGGTCTCTCGCCTCTCGCTTGTGAGCTGCATCCTTGGGTATCCAGAACCGGCACAGTAAATCATAACCCTCGATGTCGTTCGGGAACGCCAACACCAAGGCCGTGATATCTTTGGTGCTGGATATGTCAAGGCCCGCATAGCACGGCTTGCCCAACAGCGACAACTCAGAAACCACATCACCACACTTCGCCCAGTCCTCAATCGTGAACCACGCCGTCTCTGACTCGGTCCACATGTCCAACCGCCGCCGCTTCCATGCATTCAGCTTTGATGGAACCGCGTGCGCCTGTCTCGCCTGTTCCGCAAACTGCTCAAGGTCTATCGTCACCCCCAACGACGGGTTAGCTTTGTACCACGTCGCCTCTGACATCGTGTCGTCGTCCGGTTCGGCAGCGAATACCACGGGCAGAAACTCCAGCGTGTGGTCATCTGTCCCGTCCAGAATGCGCTCGGCTATCTGTCTCTGTTCATAACAGATCGACTCCCGGTCCACGCCCGCCGTCGTAATGCTCACGAGCAGGGGCTGCTCCCGTGCAGCCCCTGCAAACTCCAAGCACTCCCACAGTGCCCGTGTCTTCTGTGAGTGCAACTCGTCAAAGAATATAGCCGATGCGTTCAAGCCTTCTTGCGACTCCACGTCCGCCGACAGTGCCTGGTAGATGCTGTCGGTCTCGACAAACGCCATTCGCTTCTTGCTATCGGTCAGCATCACCCGCCCAAACAGCGACGGGGACTTGCGCACCATGCTTGCGGCCTCGTTGTAGATGATGCTTGCTTGCTTCCGGTCCTTGGCTGCGGTGTAAACCTCGGCCCCAGCCTCGCCATCTGCTATCAAATGGTACAAGGAAAGGCCAGAGAGTAGCGTGGATTTCCCGTTCTTCTTGGCCACTTCGATGTACGCCATCCGAAATCGTCGCGAACCGTCCGGCCGCTTCCACCCGTAGAGTGGCAACACTATCCGTTCCCACTGCCACGCCAGTAATTCAAACGGCTGCCCAGCCCACCGACCCTTGGAGTGATGCAGAAACTTGACAAAGAAGTCTCGCACATATTCCGCATCGGAGGTGTCAACATAGTATCCCTCGGCCACCGCACGCCGGTCGGCAGCAGTCACAACCCATTCAGCCCAGCCCTCTTGTACAGGATCATGCACCACTCGGCTTCTTTTTGCCTCCAAGGAAGTTTGCCAACGGGTCTTCAGGTGGCTTGACCACCGACAATCTTGACCTACTCGACGGGTCCATACCGAACAGCGCACCGAATAGAGCTATCCTACGGGCCGCATCGTTCCTCATTGTAATGCAAGGGTGCGCCTTTAGCCCACCCATCGCAGTAGAAACCGTCATCCCGTCGGCCCGAATCTCCTCAACAGCCGCCCGGAAGTCGGCCACGGCCTGACACAAACTGGCCATGCTTGGTTCGTCCACGAATGTCAGCACCCCCATGCGCCGAAGCTCCGGTGCGTAACGGGTCCACACCTCTTTCGCTCGGTCGTCAATCCAGTCCGGACAAACCGCCACGCCCTCGGGTTGGGGTTCGTCAACAGGCAACGGTCGCTTGCCCGGGTTCCCCCTTAGTTTCTTGATCGACGTTGGTAATGGCTTCCGTCCTTTGGTCATCTTGGATTGACTCTCCAATTTCGCGAAAAAACACGCATCTG